AGATGGAATGATCTTCCTGGTAGAGAACATGGAATAAGAAATGGCAACAGCTGATTGGCAGACAACACTCCCTACAAATCTAAATTATCTGAGTCCAGTTAATTTTGATTTAGTAATAAACAAATTACCTAAAACTAGATATTTTTGTGTCGGAGCAACTTTGCCGAATATTAATTTTAGTGAAGCGGCATTAGATACAAAATTAGCAATTACGTCTTATGTACCTGGTGATAAAATCACTTTTGATCCCTTAAATGTACGATTTATTGTAGATGAAGATATGACAAATTATAAAGAAATATTTAATTGGATAATGTCTTTAGGACCTGGTATAGATACTGAAGATTTTGTAGATTTAACAGGTGTGACAAAATCAGAGCTCGGATTCGATACGCGTAGTGGTGATATGAAGAAAATGTATTCAGATGCCGCTTTAATAATCAATACATCAGCTAACAATCCAAATCTAGAATTTATGTTTGAAGATTGTTTTCCAACATCTTTAGGTGCTGTTACATTAGCTACTGATTCTACAGAAGTTGAATATGTAGTAGCAGATTTAACATTAAGATACACACTATTTAAGATAAGAACTAGTACCTAATTGACTTTTCAGCAAAAGCTGTTATAATATATAGTATGAAGAATAAAACTTTATCTGAAATTCAAGAATTATGGAAGAAAGATTGTCAAATAGATGATATCGAATTAGACGTTTCTTCCCTTAAAGTCCCACAATTACACGCAAAATATGCTGAGTTATTAGCAAGTAAGAAACTCATTCAAATTAAATACGAACACGCATTAAAAGATTTACAAAAAGATAAATGGCTTTGGTATACAGGAAAACTAACTCAAGATGAAATACAAGAAAAAAATTGGGATTATGATCCATTTAAAGGCCTTACAATACTTAAATCAGATTATGACAAATTCTTTGGGGCTGATGAAGATATACAGACAGCATTAGAAAAATTAGAAATCTGTAAAGTTACAGTTAATTATTTACAAGATGTAGTTTCTCAGCTGACTTGGAGACATCAAACAATTAAGAATATTATAGAATGGCGCAAATTCATGGCAGGCTCGTAGTCACGAAAAAAGACGAAGTTTATTTAACAATTTCCACAGAAGACTCGATTAGAAAAGAACTTTCAGAATTCTTTAAGTTCAAAGTTCCTGGTGCTAGTTTCATTCCAGCTGTCAGAAAGAAATTTTGGGACGGATACATTCGTTTATTTCATCTTCAAACAAATCAATTATATTTAGGTTTATATACATATCTCAAAGAGTTTTGTGAAGAAAGAGATTATGAGATAGAAGGATATGACCCTGAAACTGATGTCTTTACAATAGAACGATATGAAGAAATAGTTCAAGATATTCCTTTAGAACTTAGAGATTATCAAAAAGAAGCAATTGCTTACGCAGCCCATAATCAAAAGTGTATATTAGTATCTCCTACAGCTTCAGGTAAATCATTAATTATATATAGTCTTATACGATACAATTTTCTTAAAAAGAATAAGAAGGCGTTAGTCATTGTTCCAACTACATCATTAGTAGAACAAATGGCGAAAGATTTTAAAGACTATGGATTCAAAGGTGAAGTAGCCAAGATATATGGTGGTGATAAAGGTTCAGACGCAGCAATAGTTGTTACAACATGGCAATCAATGATGAGAATGCCGAAAGGATTTGGAAATCAATTTGGTATGGTCATTGGAGATGAGGCTCATTTATTTCAAGCCAAATCTCTCACAAAAATTATGGAGTCATTAACGGAAGTGAAATACAAATTCGGAACTACAGGAACATTACAAGACACACAAACACATAAACTTCAATTAGAAGGATTGTTTGGCCCTGCCTATTTTGTTACTACTTCTAAAGAATTGATGGACGAAGGTACATTAGCGAATTTAGATATACAATGTTTAGTTTTATCTTATGTAGATGAAGAACGAAAATTAGTATGTAAAATGACATATCAAGAAGAAATGGATTGGATCGTTAGAAATGAAAAACGAAATGGTTTCATAAGAAATCTAGTTAATGGATTAAATGGTAATACATTAGTATTGTTTCAGTATGTAGAGAAACATGGTCGAGGCTTATATAAAATATTATCAGAGGTAATAGCTAACGATACATCAAAAAGAAAAAGCTTTTTTGTCTTTGGTGGAACCGATGCCCTAGATAGAGAAAAAGTTAGAGAGATTGTAGAAACAGAACAAAACGCTGTGATAGTAGCAAGCTTCGGAACTTTTTCTACGGGAATTAACATTAAAAGATTACATAACATTGTATTTGCATCTCCTAGTAAAAGTAGAATTCGTAACTTACAATCAATAGGTAGAGGTTTAAGAATAGGAGAAGGTAAAGAAAGTGTTGTGTTATATGATATAGCTGATGATCTCTCATGGAAAAAAAATACAAATTATACCCTTAACCACTTTTCAGAAAGAATAAATACATATAGTAAAGAGAATTTTAATTACGAAATTCATTCAGTAAGGATACCCAAATGCCATACATAGACGAACAGACAAAATATCAATTTGTAAAATTCAAAGATGGAAAAGAAATATTTGCTATGGTAAGAGACGCAGAAGGTAAACTAGAACTTCACTTTCCTATGAATATTCAACTACAACCAGCAATAACTGGTGGTGTATTATTACATTTGGGGCCTTATATTCCTTTTACTAAAGAAGACAGTATTACAGTAGATACGAATGCAGTACTTTTTAGAACTAGTATCAGTAAAAAATTCATTAGTTTTTATGATGAAGCTTGTAGTGCTTGGCTAAATATTAGAGAAGACGAAAGTAAATTTGATATTAAATCAGGTAGACAAGCTATGAAAGAACAACAAGAATTTATGGAAGGAATGATTAAAAGAAGATTCGAAGAAGGTGATATAGATTTTCGAGATGAAATAGATGATATGTTAGATAATATTGAAGAAGAACAAAAACTATTGATCAGTGAATCTGGTCCTGGAAAAGATGACACCATTCATTAATATATGTATTCTTTCTTTTCCGACATCACAATTTATTATAACATCAGAACGCTAATCGGTCAAGTAAAAAGATGATATTAATGAAACCTTGACAATACAGCGAATGCAAGTATAATATAAGTATGGCTAGACAAAAAAGACAAACTAAAGCATCTGTTCATTATGTGAACAATAAAGAATTTACCGCGGCGATTACTGCTCATAATATAGCATGTAAAGAAGCTCTCGCCAAAGATGAAGATAAACCAAGAGTTTCAGAATACATTGGTGAGTGTATCTATAAGATAGCCACAAGATTATCTACAAAACCAAATTTTATAAATTATTCTTATAGAGATGAAATGATTTGCGATGGGATTGAGAACACTTTACAGTATATCAATAATTTTAATCCAGAGAAATCTCAAAATGCATTTGCATATGTAACTCAGATTATATACTTTGCGTTTTTAAGAAGAATACACAAAGAAAAGAAACAAGCTGCGATTAAACAACGAAGTATAGAACAAGCTGGTTATCTATTTGAAACATTTTCTACAATAGATGGTGAAGTTGAACCTGGTATGACTAATCAGTATATTGATTTTTTACAAGAAAATATGAACCCAATCAATTATAAGCCCCGCGGCTCTAAAAAGAAAAAATAATGAAAAAACTATTATTTTTATTAATCGCTGTATTAATGACAGCACCAACATATGCATTAGAATTATCTGGTACATATACTATTACATCTGATTACATATGGAGAGGTATCTCTCAAACAAATGAAGATCCAGCATTTCAACTTGGTGTTGAAAAAGAATATAATGGATTTTACGGAGGTCTTTGGGCTTCTGGAGTTGATATTGGTATAGATACTAATGTTGAAGTTGATCTATATGGTGGGTACGCAGGTTCATTTAAAGGTATTTCGTATGATATAGGTTATATGACTTATAATTATGACGGTGGTGCTAATTTAGATTTTGAAGAAAGATATATCTCTTTAGGTTATGGTCCGTTAACTATTGGTCATCATAGAGATAAAGATAATGGGTTAGAATATAACTATGTTGACATGGCATTAAGTTTTATACCTGTTGTTGATGTTTCTTTACATTATGGCGAATATGATGGCGTTAAAGATAAAGCCATCTCTATGGATTATGACTTACCATACAATTTATCATTGGGAGTCATGTACAATAACGGAGCATTAGATGATTCTATTATAGTTTCAATCGGTGGTTCATTTTAATTAAATTTTATATTATGGAGGATTTATGGATTTATCATATTCATTAAACACATTATACTTTTTACTTTCTGGCGTTCTAGTAATGTGGATGGCAGCAGGTTTTACGATGCTCGAAGCAGGATCAGTTAGAAGTAAAAATGTTATCGAGATACTTCTAAAGAATATAGCATTATACAGTATTGCATCTTTAGGATTTTTATTAGTAGGTTATACAATCATGTATGGTTGGGGTGATATAGAAACACATTCTATTTACTCAGATTTCTTTTTTCAAGTAGTCTTTGTTGCAACTGCAATGTCAGTTGTATCTGGAGCAGTAGCAGAAAGAAAGAAACTCTATACATTTCTGTTCTTTGCTGCAGTATTCACAACACTTATATATCCTTTTCAAGGGTCTTGGAGTTGGGGTGGTGGCTGGCTGAGTGAAAGAGGATTTTTTGATTTCGCTGGTTCAGGTATTGTTCACATGGCTGGAGCATCAGCTGCTTTAGCAGGTGTATTAATATTAGGTCCTCGTAGAGGAAAATATTTGAAAGATGGTACACCAAAACCAATACATGGTTCAAATGCGGCACAAGTTGCTTTAGGCACTCTTATCTTATGGATGGGTTGGTTTGGATTTAATGGTGGTTCACAGTTAGCAATAAGTGGTATAGAAAATGCAGATGCAGTAGCTAAGATATTTGTTAATACAAATACAGCAGCTGCAGCAGGACTTATAGCTGCAATGCTTTTAAGTAAATTATGGTTAGGTAAAACAGCGTTGAACGCTACAACAAACGGCGCTTTAGCTGGATTAGTAGTTATTACAGCTGATCCATTAACACCAGATCCAGGAATGGCGGCGTTATACGGGTCATTAGGAGGTCTAATAGTCCCATTTGCAATGAGTTATATTGAGAAGTTAGGTATTGATGATCCTGTAGGAGCAATTTCAGTTCATGGAGTTGCAGGTATTTTAGGTCTTATGTTAGTTCCAATATTAAATACAGATGCAAGTTTCTTAGAACAAGCAATAGGAACAGGAGCAATATTTGGCTTTGTGTTTGGTAGTTCATATATACTATGGTTTGTATTAGATAAAACTGTAGGTATTAGAGTTGGTGAACAAGAAGAAGTCGGTGGCTCAGATATGTGGGAAGCTGGAGCAGAGGCTTACCCATATTTTATGAAAGGACATGGTGAAGATTAATATATTATGAAAATAGCTTTG